TGTGTATGGTCACCATCGTATTTCTCAGGTTTCTTAATCTTGTATTTACCTTTGTAAGTTTTCATAACACCATATAAATAAGTATAAACTATTTAAATATTTATAGGACCACTAATGGCTAGTGTAAGAAGTTCATCCCAACCTAATAAGTTTGATGTTGATATAGCACAAAGTTTTGGGACGAGTTATAGGTATCCGATTGAAGAACCGGGAAAATCTATAGAGAGATACCCAGGATATATTAGATTTGATGTGGTAAGAACTACTTCTCAAGTCAATTTATCTTCTAGACCTTTCACAAGACTTGAAGATGGTCTGCCAGTAAGTGATACTAGCAAACGAACAGTATCAAACAGACAGCAAATTAAAATGAGAGAAGCGTCTGTTACTTTATACATGCCTCCTGGATTTGAAATTGCTGATGGTGTGCAATATGAAAATATCAATCTTGGCAATTTGGGTAGAGAAGCAAGAAGAATTGCTCAAAACTTGAAAGACAAAGGATTGAATGCCGAGAATGTAATGAACGAAATGAGAACCAGTTTTGATAATGCAAAAGAAGCGGCTTCTGGTGGTATTTTTAATCGTATTGCACAAAATGTATTAGCAACTGTACCTGTTATACCTGAAAATATTAGAGGTGGTATTAGAGCAGGATTGCAGCAAGCGTCAAATCCACATACTCAATCTATTTTTAATTCTGTGAGTATGAGGTCTTTTAACTTCAACTTTTCTATGATGCCAACATCAAGTTCTGAAGCAGAGCAAATTAAAACTATTCTAAAAACTTTTCGTACATACATGTATCCTACTACTATTGGTAAAGATAAAGCATTTTATAAATTTCCAACTAAATTTATGATAACTATGTTCTATAACGGAAAGGTTTTAGAACCAAAAATCTTGCCTTGCTATCTGACAGGAGTGACCACTAGCTTCAATAGTGAAACCGGAACATTTCACAAAGATGGTAATTATACACAAACGAATATTTCACTAGCATTCCAAGAAGAGCGTACACTTGAAGCAACTGATATTGCTGAAAGAGGTTACTAATGTCATATTTTACTAATTTTCCTCAGATTGATTATTTTTTTGGTAACAAAGTAAAACCAACAAGGTTCACTGATTTACATGTCTACATTGATTTGATTGATCAGATTAAAGATGATGTTTCTGTATACACTTATTATAATCTTCAAGATGGAGATAGACCAGATCAAATTTCACAAAAACTTTATGGAACAACTGACTATCACTGGACACTCTACCTTTTAAATGATGATGTTCGTTTGCACGGATGGCCACTAAGTTATAATGATATGAAAGAAAAGGCAGAAGAAGACTATCCAAATACTGTTCTTTTAACTAGAAATAATTTAGATAATAAATTTAAAGTTGGCACAAAAGTTAGAGGTCTTACTTCTGGTGTAGAAGGCACTATTTTAAAAAGACGTTTGGATTTTGGTCAAATTGTTATTCAAGGCACAAAGTCATTCACAGCAGGAGAAATCATATCTGCCACAGAAAATGATTCTGTTGTCACTGCTACAATTGATGCTGTAGTGACTGAGTATAATGCTATTCATCACTATGAAGATGATTCTGCTAGATACGTTGACGTTGAACCAACTGCACCATATATACAGGAGTCTGAAGGCAAGTTTGTTCTCTTTGATTCTGATTACAAACTAGATACAATTTATAGTTCGTCTGCACTCGCTAATGCAGATAATATTATTGCATCTAACAATGTAAGCGATTTAGAGTTGTATTCATATTATAAAGACTATAATGTCATTGATAACTCAAATCCACTTACTTGGAATAGTTTTGGTTCATCTATAATATATGCAGATGGAAACTCTGGAAATAATACAGAACTTGGTATTCCAGCCTACACTATGACCTCTGACTCTGGGGCTGGACAAATTAATGGTACTCCGACTTCATATTTATATACAATTACAAATTTTGGTTCACTTGGTGTTGAACGTGCATTTGGTATATGGATTAAACGACGTACAGGAACTGGTCAAATTGCATTAGTTAGATCTGGCGCCGATTTGTCCACATTTGATTTCACCGATCTTATTGATGTTACATCACAAGTAACATTTGAATGGAACTTTATCAGATTATCAGCAGAAGCAAATAATACTCAAGCAAACGGCCTTCACGGTATATTTTTATATGATGAAAATGATCAGGTTGATATTGCTGGACCTTTGGTATACTTAACTCCAAATGAGTATTCTAAATTTGAAATAAGAGAAGTGGATGTTTATCGACTTATTGATCGTAACTTGGATGTTATCGAAACTGCTCCATTGGGTGTAGTGTACTTGAATGATTCAAGTAATTACGAAACATATTTCAATAACACACTCTCAACAACATATTCCGATTCTGCTGATGCAAATACACATGTTGAGAATCTTTTTGACAATTATATTGTTGCTAACTATAATGATATTGAGCCTGCATTACTTACACCTGTCACATACTTTGAGAGAGTTAGAAAAGAGAATGAGTCTAAATTTCAAATCAAAGTTATTAAACCCGATATCATTGAAGATGTAATTAATTCTTTCAATAATGTTGTTCTTGAGACTGAAGAAAATCCAGACCCTATTGTTATAACTAATGGTCAAAAAGGTTTAGGAACATTTAAAACGACACTGAGAACCTAAAATGCAGAGATTATTTACCTCACCATATGATTATGGATATCACGAAGTAGTTGTCTCTTGCCCTTCTGGTAGATTTTCAGATGTTGATATTTCAAGAAATGTTGCAGAAATTTCTTTCTTTGAAAACATTACTAAGCCATATATTACTGGTAATATAATTATTGCCGACTCAAGTAACATTTCTAATCATGTGAATTTTATGGGTCAAGAATATATTGATATTAAGATATTTGATCCTGACAAAACTAAATTCTTAGAGAAAAGATTTGTTGTTACAGGTGTGACAAGACAGGCAAAAGCAAACGATCATTCGTCTGTTATTCTATTGACATTTGTTGAAGAACATGTTATAATTTCTGAAATGACAAGATTTAGTAGAACTTATGAAGGTAAACCTGAAAAGATTATCTCTGACATTTTGAATGATCATTTAGGAGTATCTGTTAGGTCAGATACATCTTCTCAGGACACTTTGAGATACATTGCTCCATATACACATAGCCCTTTACAAATGATTATGGAAATATCAAAAAGAGCAACCAGTGTAAATGGTGCGCCTTTTTATCTCTATTCTTCTTTACACGAAGATGGTCTTATTTTTGAATCCTTAGAAACAATGTTAGGTTCTGCTAGAGTATCAGACAAAGTATTCAACTATAGTGCAGGAACAGGTGCAGCAATTGACCAAGAGATTGATGTAACTAGCCGTCAAATCAAGACCATGAGTATTTCTAATAATGAATCTAGTACACATTTATTTAAAAATAATATGTATGGCGCACAGTATCTTTGGTTAGATACAAGTAAAGATATTCCAACTGAATTGAGATATCGTTTCACAGAAGGTATCAGTAAAATGCCTAAAGTAAATGGCACAGTAAATTATGATGCGCAATTTACTTTAAACAATAAAGCATACCATGAGGGTGTTTCATCTATTAATAGTCAAATTGTAACTGCTTCACTGTTTGATAATATTAACAGTTTGAATGAAGAACTTGTCTTAGATGATCATTTGAAAAAAGCACAGGCAAAGGCACTTAGATCATTGATGGCTAAAACACAAATGGACATTACTGTGCCTGGATATAGATTTATGCAAAATCAATCTATCATAGGTAAAATGATTGATATCTTTGTTCCTAAAAATATTGCAATTGAAAATGAGACTAGCAATATTGAACGTGTATCAGATAAGAAATTAACTGGTAAATATATGATTTTTGGAACAAGACATTATTTTAAGAATACAAAATACTCTGTTATAATGAATATAACTAAATATGACAATAAGAAAAATCTTTCACAAGAGACGGTTAATGCAGTCTGATGAATAGTTTTTACGGAGATAGTACACGCTGGTTTATTGGTGTAGTTGAAGACAATATGAATGATCCATTGAAATTGGGCCGTGTTAGAGTTCGTGCATTTGGTGTGCATTCACCTTTTATCGACCAAGTTCCGACAGATGATCTTCCTTGGGCGACCATTATGGTTTCTGCAACAGAAGGTGGAATATCTGGTATAGGTCGATCTCCTAATGGTATTCAACAGGGAGCATGGGTGTTTGGATTATTTTTAGATGGAGAGCAGTCTCAAAATCCTATAATTTTAGGGACAATGCCAAAAGTAGAATTGCCTATAGAAAACATTAACCCATTGACTCCAACTGAAAATGCAACTCATAATGATGCAATTGTCACACAAGAATTGCGTGGAAATAGTAACGCTGAAAAAACTTATAACGGATTTGTTGATAATGGATATAACGAAAATGTTGCTGCTGCTGTTGTAGGTGCATTAGCAGTACAATCAAATCGTAGTCTTGATCCTGCACTACAAACTTTGGGTAATACAGGAAGGGTAGTATAAAATGGCACAAACACCAAAATTTGGTTTAGTCGGATGGCAAGGTGAACGTCTACAAGCTTACTTTGAATACTGCACACAAAATAGGTTAGACCCAAACAAATTGGATTCTCAAGTTGTGTATATTTTGTATGAGTTAAAAAATGATCCTAGATTTAACTCTGGTGCATTAGCAAATTCAAAATCAGTAGAAGAAGCTGTTGATATTTTTACCAGTGAGTATCTAAAAGTTGATGATACAGAAGAAACAAAATTAGCAAGAAGATCGTTTGCTTATGATGCTCTTGAAAGGTTTGGTCAATAATGCTATTTAATATTAGAAATGTAACATCAAAAGTAAAGCAAGCGGTTGGAAATATTGATTCTCTTTTGAATAATATCCGCAATGCTATTGATAGTGCAAAAGGTCAGTTTGAAAAACTTCGCAATTCTCCATTAGATGCTATTCCAGGTGCCGTTAAACTTGGCATTAAAGTTATCACTATTGCTGATGAAAGCTATACACGAAGAGGTGATGTTAAAAGAAGATTTAGTATAGGAATTTTAGGTGATGAATTATCTGAATTTGGAAGTTTAAGCAAATCACCTCAAAACTCTGATGCCAATACTTTCTATAAGCAATCTAGAACTGGTGCCAACTTGAACAGAACTGTTACAGCAGTAACAACAGATGCTGTAGCTGCTACTTTACCCCCTATTATCAAACGTGACCCAGATAAGTCTTATACAGCAAAAGAACTTACTACAAAGGTTAGAAGTGTAGCAGAAAAAATTTATGATGGGGTAGCAGATAATTCTACTACTAAACCTTTATTAAATGCTGCTACAGACAATATTAATAAGACTTCAAAAATTATAGAAGAAAAAATTACGTCTAACAAAGTAACTTCTAACTCTATTTTAGAGAATGTCACAGACACTACAGATTTGCAAGATAATATAGTTCTTGATAATAAGTCTGATGAATTTGGTGTATCTAGTGTTGAAGTTATTGAAATGAAAAATATTAAGTCTCGTACTATTCTCAAAACCTATGAAGAAATGGAATCTATTATTAGGTCTTGTACTAGAGATATTACAGAAGTTGTGGTGCATCATACTGATACCTATGAAGATCAGGATATTGATTATGATGATGTGTATAGTTGGCATACTGCTCGTAACTTTAAAGATGTAGGTTATCATTTTCTAATTCTTCGCAATGGTGATTTACAAGTTGCTAGACCTATTTCTCAAATTGGTGCGCATTGTCTAAAGGGGCATAATCCATTTTCTATTGGTATTGCTTTTGTCGGTGGCATAGTAGGGTCTAGTTCTAAACGTGGTAGAAAGCGTGATGACAGCACTTTTAGACCTGAACAATGGAATACATTCAAGGCATTTATGAGAGCATTTTATACAGTTCATCCTGGGGGACAGGCTTGGGGTCATGTTGATATTGACCCAGAAAGACGTTCTGATCCTAATTTTGACGTGCCTAGTTATGTAAAAAATATTTTTGGTAAAGAGAATATTCAAACCAAAGAGCAAACTAGATCAACTGGGGCTCTTTCTACAGATGAAATGATTGGATTACAATAATGGCTGGTGATCGTGCATATGTAGAAATTTTATCTGCTACAGCTAATGGAACAAAAGTTAGATTAGCAGATGGTAGAATAGAAACTTTCACAGGTGATAGAGCATATAGAAATAACAACCCTGGTAACCTAACAGGTAGCACAAAAAGAGCAATCAGTAGAGGTGCATTAGGTGTTGATTATGGTGGAAATAACATTTATCCTACCATGCAGGCTGGTTTTAATGCACTACGAAATTTTGTTTTAGTTGAAAATAAAGATAAAACTATCAGAAGATATGTTATGGATGTGCATGCCGAAGCTGGTGCATCTAATGATCCAAACAATACTAACAGAACTTATCCCAATTTTTTAGCAAACAAAAATTTTGACCTAGATACTAAAATCTCCGACTTATCTCCTTTTGAACAAGAGAGACTTCTTGAAGCAATTATCAGAAAAGAATCTGCTGAAGAAGATAAAATTTTAGAAGAGATTAATATCTATGACCGAGTTGGTATTGCTTCTGAACTTAGAGAGTTTGTTGAACCTGAAGGTGAAGATGATGTAAATTCGGCTTTAGATGACCGCACTGCTGGAACAACAGAATCACGTAACGATATTGTTACTGGTAAAAATAATATTGCGTTTAAAGACCCCCAGAAAAACTTTCCTAAACCAGAATATCAAAATCAACCTACAACAAACCGAGCAGCAAGAGGTGAGTGGGAACCTAAGTTAAAGATGGGTGGTGGTCCGTATGATGGTCCTTCGCTTTTCCCTACTGATGCTAATCCAAAATATCCACACAACAAAGTAACTGAAACAACATCTGGTCATCGTATTGAAATAGATGATACACCAAACCAACCAAGAATTTCTGTTGTTCACACTTCAGGGTCTGGTATGGAGTTTCATGCAGATGGTGTAGTTGTATTGAATTCGCACCATAAAATGATTCAAGTAGTAGGAGATGATTTTACAGTCTATGTTAGAGGTGATGGAAATATTACCTATGATGGTGATGTAAAGATGACTGTAACAGGTGATTATGAATTAGACGTAAAACAAAACTTTAATCTCAAAGTTGGTGGTAAATATATTCAGACAATCGGTCAAGGAAAAACAGAAACGGTTGAAGAAAATAAAATCACAACTGTTCTTGGTCATATGTCAGAAACAATTACAAAAACTACAACACGCCTATCCCTTGATGATCAGAATCTTATTACAAAAGGCAATCTAAATCTTTGGACAGATGGTAATGCTGAGTATGGCACTTCTGGTTCAACTCATATGTCTGCTGAAACTGAAATTGATATTGCAACTAAAAATTTCAATATGACTTCTGAGTATATGGCTGTCATTGCACCTGAAGGTCAAGTGGGTGGAGAGTCTGTAAACTATACTGGTGATAACTATAAAGGTAACGTATTTGATGGTGATTATTTTACAGGGTTCTCAAAAGAAGCAGGTGCGTCATTGACTGCTGTTACTGCTGGCATTCTTGGTGCTGCTTCTCCACCAACTGGAGCAGCATCCGCTGTGACTTCTTTAGTATCAGCAACACTTGGTATGGTCGGTGATACTTTAAGTCGTTCAAATAAAGGTATTTTAAATATTGATGTAGATGTTGATAATAAGATTTTGGAAAATATTGATTTGAGAGAAATGAATAAAATTGGAGAAAACACTTCAAAGAAGTCCAGTAACACTAAATTTAATCAGGTGCCGTAAATGATTATTAGAAGAGATGATATTACCACTAGAGAAGTGCGGTCTAAACTTAGAGAACCAAACAATCTTTCTGATGATTTGTTTGTTTCTTTTTGTGTTTCATTAGGAGTATTAAACTCTGGATTCAAATCTGACCAACCTACAGAAGTTAAACGTATTGTGAAAAAAGAACCAACTGCAAAATTTGGTACTCGCAAATACGGGTCAGGTCAAATATATAAAAACAAATATAAAGAATTCTTAAATATAAAAAGAGTTTTACCTGAAAAGCAATTTAATCCTATGAGTAAATCTGAAATTACTACAGGTACTAAACTTGGCAGAGGCATTTCTTTAAGTAGATTCATATCACAATCTCTATCACAAGCAACATTAAATGATTTTCCTACTCTTGCAGAACGTCAAGAATTGGCAAGACATTATTATATGTTTGGTGTTATGATGACAGGTTTCAATAACTCAGAAGATAAGTTTGGTCAAAAATATTCATTATCTGTAACAGAAGGTCTATATCTTCCAGAGACAACAGAAACACTCACATCTGGTGGAATTAAAGAATTAGCAGGAAAAGGTCGTTCTTGTGTATTTGAGGTAATTGACCAAGAAGGAAATGTTGCTCTTGAAAAGACATTTGAATTGGCAGTATATTGGAAAGATAACCATCTTTTTGAAAAAATGATTTTATCATATGATACTATTAATCCAGATGGCAGTTTAAATGCTTGCATTGTTGTAACTATGCCTGATATCAGTGATAAATTCACAGGTGCATTTAGTCGCAATATTTCTACAGAATTTAATTACAATCTTTTAATTAACAATGCACTAGCAGAGTGTGTTTCGTGAATGCTGTATAAATAACAATAAAAACAGGATGACCTTTAGATGGCAGTGCGTCGTAGCTTTGCAGCAGAAGATAAAAATTTAAGCAATACATCAGTTATTGTTGCTAGAAAAGAACGTGACTATTCAGACATTGACTTGTCTCTGGATACAAAGCCTTCTGGTGATATCTTCAAGAAACTAGATGCGGCAGCAGTTAAGCAGTCTATCAAAAACATTCTGTTGACAAATCATGGTGAAAAACCTTTTAATTATTTCTTTGGTGCTAATTTACGCAGTCGTTTATTTGATCTAAACTATCCAGATATTACAAATGAAATTGAAACCGACATTGTTTTTGCTATTGAAAACTATGAACCTAGAGCAAGAGTTTTGGATGTTCAGGTAATTAATAATATTGATGCTAATGATTTGCGTGTTATTGTTAAGTTTCAGATTATATCAACTGATGAAGTGGTGGTATTAAATACATCACTGACAAGGATTAAATAAAAATGGCAAGCAAACAAACAATTCAGACAACCAATCTCAACTTTGATGATATCAAAACTAGTTTAAAAGACTATTTAAATGGGCAGACTGAGTTTACAGACTTTGACTTTGAAGGTTCTGGGCTTTCTGTATTGCTTGATGTGTTGGCATTAAATACTCATCAAAATGCACTGTTAGCAAACTTTGGTTTGAACGAATCATTTCTTAGCACTGCACAGACTCGTTCTGCAATGATTAACCATGCTCTTAATCTTGGTTATGTTCCACGATCTAAAAGTGGTGCTAAAGCAACAGTAACTTTGTCTGTTAATTTGACAAGTGTGTCACCTAAGCCTGCATCTATTACTTTGCCACAATTCACTGAGTTTAAGACAACTGTAGATGGTGTTCAATATACATTCTTTACCTTAGAAGAATATATTGGATATGATAGAAGTGGCACAGGAATTTTTACATTTGAAGTAGAAGCAGGTGATAGTAACATTTTAATCAGTGAAGGTGTATTAAGAACTAAAACTTTTAGATGTAATGATGCATTAGAGAGACAAGTTTATGTTATTCCTGATACTGATGTTGATCTTTCTACTATCACTGTGCAGGTATTTGATACTGCTAGTTCTGATGAATTTGATATTTATGAACAAAGTTCTTCCATCAAACAGTACAATGAAGACACTAAATTATTTCTTCCTGTAGAAACTTACAATGGTTTCTATGAAATTAGTTTTGGTGATGGTCAAGCAACAGGAACAGCACCAGTACCCGGCAACATTATTCGGGTTCAATATCTGTCATCAAATGGTACTGCTGCTAACCGTGCTTCTACATTTACAGCAACAAATCAAGTCGAAGTTAATGCTGTATCGTATCCACTAACTGTTAATACAGTTGCAGTTGCAGCTCAAGGTGCAGAAAAAGAATCTATTGAATCTATTCGTTCTAATGCTCCACTTAACTTGTTAGCATCCTCTAGACTTGTTACTTCTGGTGACTACATATCAATTATTCAGTCTCGTATTCCAGGTATTAAATCTGTTAATGCATGGGGTGGAGAAGATAATGTTCCTGCAAAGTATGGAAAAGTTATTGTATCACTTATCTATGAGAATGATGTTAGTGATACCCAAAAAACATTGATTAGAAACAGTATTCGTGATAATATTACCGATCCACTTTCTATTATCTCTGTTGATATGGAATTTGTTGACCCAACATTCACATTCTTAAATGTAACAACAGAAATTAAGTATGACAAATCTTTGACTAATAGAACTGTTCAAAGTATGCAAAATTTAGTTAAATCTACAGTGGCATCTTTTGCAAGTGAAAATCTTGGCAAGTTCAATGACGTATTCCGTAAGTCTAAACTTACAACTGCAATTGATAATACTGATGCTGCTATTCTTTCGTCAAAAGTTAGTATTGAACAGGAAAGTAGATTTGAACCTTTGATTAATCCTAATACAAATGAAATTGTTACTGCTGATTATGAAATTAGTTTCTTGAATACAATTGCAAAACCTGATACACAATCATTAAAAGTGAGAACAGACCTTTTCACATTCAATAATACTTTGTGTAGAATTGTGAATAGATTAGGATCAACTGTATTACAAATTATAGACCAAAATAATGCTGTTCTTAAAGACAATATTGGATACTATGAGCCTGACAATGGTAAAGTATTTTTAACTGGATTTAAACCAACGAGTATTAATAGTGGTAATAGTTACATTAGAACACTTGCAATACCAGCAGACGATTCTGTAATTAAACCATTACGTGGAGAAGTTATTTCTCTAGGAGAAAATTTGGTTTCTGCTATTCAAGATGTTGATGTTGCCAACTCCGTTTCAGGTACTACTAACTAATGAGTAACACACTTACAGATTTAAACAGAAATAAATTATTATTTCATCAACCATCTGTTGACACTGCTTTACCTGAACACTTTCAGGATCAATATCCGGTCTTTGTTCAGTTATTAGATAAGTATTACTACTGGTTGACGCATACTTATGGCGACACAAGTGGTCGGAAACCTGTAAGTGAATTGCAAACTATTGCTTATTTAAAAGATCGTGAGATTACTGCTGATAGATTTTTGGCATTTATTTTTGATGAACTTGCATCTGGGTTAGCACCTGACAATTTTGATATTCCTAGATTTATTATTAAACTAATGCCATTTTTCTATAAGACAAAAGGCACGCCAGTATCTTCTCAGGGATTTTTAAAGTTTTTATTTGGTTCTGATATTGAATTAGAATATCCAAAGAAGTCAATGTTCATAGTCGGTGAATCTGAAATTGGAGC